AAAAAAGATGGCACTTAAAGATCTATTTATAGCACTACAAGAATCATGATGCCAAGTATAATGACCACCTGGACTATATTTTAATATATCAGGTGCAGAAATATTTTCTATTGTTTCTAATGATAAGTTATTTGATTTTAGATATCTATTAAAACTATTTGAAAAAAGTCTATGAAAAAGATTTGAATAGTGTTGCACAGTTTTTGAGGGGTCTTCTGTGGTTAAATGTACTGACTCTACATTTCTTATTTCATTATTTTGTTCAATTTTATTTTTTACAAATATTGGTGTAGGTTTGTAATCAAAAGTTTTCCAAACCTCAAACATGTTTTTAAGCTTATCTATTTCAAGAAGATTATTGTAAACAGATATATAACTAATTTCACTAGACTCTACTTCCATGATTTTTTACTCCAAATCAATTCTTTGTAATTATGTAGAAATTTTCTAACCATTTTAAGTCTTGCCCATCTTTCATCTTGTTTTTGAAAACCTATTTCCATTTTCCAATTATCTCTTTTAAAAGGTATAACTTGAGCATAAGGTGTACCTGCTTTTAAAATTGTTTTTAAGTTAGGGTATTTATCACCATTTATAATTATAGGAAAATTAATGTAACTATCATAATTATCAGTATCAACAATTCCACTTATAATACTAAATCTATCATCTTCATTGTTTAAAGGAGAAGTAAATAAACAAGAATATCCAGGAGGAGTTTTAATAATCCATGGATTTAAAATTTTGTAAAAAGGAAGATTCATATTTTTTTTAACAAAAGGACAACCTCCTTCTTTTCCTCCTAGTTGATTTATGTCGTGTGTTTCTTGGTGTAAATTTACATTTAAATTTTCCTGTACCCCTAAAGTTGCTAATTCTTCAAATGAGTTTTTAAAAAATGAATCTTTTTGGTTTATCTTATTATTATCAAAATTATGTTCAATAATCATATCTCCTGGCATTGAGAGTACATACCCAGTAGTTAAGGTGTCTAAAAAAGGAATACATCCTTTTACTGTTCTTGATTCTATCGTGTGTTCTAATTTTTTATACCAATTTGGTATGTTTAATTTAATGGGTTTAGGGTGGTCTAATTTGAGATCTACATATTTTTTAGGCGCAAGAAACTTAATGATTTTTTGGCTCATTAAATTTTTATATACTCTTTAAGATAATTGTAAAGGACTTATAAATGTAATTGATTTATCATTTAACCATTTAAAAAATTGGTTATTTGCAGGGTAATCAGTAACAGATGAAGTGTCAATTGCGTCTATGTTATTAAGCGTATCTTGAACTTCCGTTTGTTTCCAAGTCGCATCAGATTCTTTATAAGTATTTAATACTTCTTTAAAACTCTCAATTCTTTTTGCTAACATTGAAGGATCACTATCATCTGCTCCTGGAATTGTTGGATCTAAAGGTGCAGAAGTTGAGTAGTTAATTGTATCTCCATCATAAGACGTAGCAATTTTTGTTTCCCATTTTATATTATTAAAGTCATCATCACTTATGTCTATAACATGATAATCACTAATTATTATTTCATTTTGGAAAGCTGCCCAATCACTATCAGTACATATTCTATAGAGACCTGCGTTTTTATTAAATATTGCTTTTGACATTTTTATATCCTATTTCTTAAAATTAAGGTTTGTTTTCCCATACAATTATAGCACCAGATCCTCCAGATCCTCCAGATCCACCACCTTGGTTTTGTAAAGCTGGACCACCAGAACCACCAGAACCAAATTCTTGTCCTGTGTATAATTTTTTCCAAGTAGATGAGTTACTACTAAAATTTGAACCAGGTGCACTTCCTGGACTTCCAGGAGATGTGTTAGAGTTCCAAGCTGGACCACCAGATCCTGCGTTTCCACCGTTAGCTGTTCCTACGTTGGTAAATGTTGTAGCTCCTCCAGCGTTACCTGAATTACTTCCTCCAGGGTTACCACCTTGTTGGTTACCACCACTTCCACCACCACCTACTGACCAAGGGTATGAAACTGGGTGTGTAATATCTTTTGAAAAAAATCCAAAACCACCAGATCCTCCAGATCCTCCAGATCTCTGTTGGGTTCCGCCACCGCCACCGCCACCGCCACCGGTTAGAAGTGCTGCTACGGCCGTTGCTCCAGTACGTGAAGAATAGTTTCCTCCACCATTTGAAGCATTAATAAGAACAAAACCATTACCACCACCGCCACCTCCAGCTGAAGCCGCAGTAAGTCTTCCTTGTGCATCTACAGTAATTTCTGCAGATTCGTAAGTTCCTGGTGTTACAGAAGTATTTGCTAATTTATCTGCAGTGACCGCATCATCAGCAATCATGTCTGTAGCGATCTGAACTTCTGATATTGTTCCAGCAGTTGCAGCCCCTAAGACTCTATTATTTGTTGATGTGTCTTGCATCTTAGCATACGTCACAGCGTCATCTGCTATTTGACTAGTTGCAATCGTACCTGAAATATTTGCAGCAGCAACAGTTCCACCTAAAGTGTCTAATGAAATTTCATTTAAATTTGTTCCATCAGAATATGCTGCGTAAATTTTTGCTTGGTCTAAAGTAAATCCAGTTCCTGATGCAGTTTTAATTGTAAGGTTTGTAGGATTTGTTAAACCTGTTGCATCAAATATATAAAATTTTTCTATTGAATCTGGTATTGTACAAACTGTGCTAGCAGCAATGGTTGCTGAAGCAAATTTAATCACCATGTTTCTTGCATTAGATAATGCACCATCTGACATTACAAGGGCAAGAGTGCCACCACTTGATAGTGTGACTTGTTCGAAACCAGCGATAGCTTGTTGGATTACATTTAAGTTTGTATTTGTTTTATCTCCCCATGTCCCAGCGTTTTCGCCAGTGACCATAAGTTCTAATTTTAAATCTGTTGAATAACTAGATGTCATAAATTTTTATCTCCTAAATAATTACAATTTTACCTCATTTAAGCAGCTCTATCAACTACCGACCAAATATTATTTACTCCAGGATTTACCTCTGCCCAAGCAGTTACATTTACACTACCCACAGAAGCTGTCATTTGTATACCCGTAGGTTCAATAACTGAGGTACCTGTTGCCGTAACAGATCCTATTGAACTAGTTAATTGTTGGCCTCCTACACCTATAATTTGTCCAGGTATATCCGCATGTTGACCAAGAGTCATTGTTAATTGTTGTCCCGTAACCGGCTCAATAGTTGTTTGTTCTAATGCTATGGTTCCTAATGTCATTGTAGCTTGGATACCTGTAACATCTACTGGAGTTTTAAGACCACCCACAGCATTTCCTACAGACATCGTAGCTTGAACACCTGTAACCGATACGTCTACATCTGTTACAACTGGGAATGATGCTGAAGATGTTAAAGCATCAAGTTGGTCTTCTGAAGCTAATACAAATACATCTTGGTCAATTTGAATTGAAAAAGATGGATGAGAGAAAGAAGCGGTTAATTGTTGTCCTGTGACAGATGCAGTAACATCTGTAAATGCCGTCTCTTCACCGATTGAAGATGTTAATTGTATACCTGTAACTTGAATTGAAAAATTATCGCCCCAAGCAAAACTTCCCCAAGCATCCCTACCCCAACCTTCTCCAGTTAGAGTTGTGTCATCAATAGTTACTGCTCCTGAAGAAGAAGTTAATTGTGATCCAGATACAGCAAAACCTTGTCCAGTTCTTTGTATTACACTTCCAACACCTATAGATTCTAGGTTACCGGTGACTGAAACTACGACAGAAGTTCCACCAATAGCTGATCCTTGTGTTGATGTTAATTGTTGTCCAACTGCAGTTACTTGATGATCAATTACGTGGGTTTCGTTTCCTATAGTTGATGTTAATGATACTCCTGTTACCGATACATCAATGTGTCCTTGGTCTCCCCAAGCACCATTACCCCAAGATAAACCACCCCAAGAGTTCGAGGTTAAACTTGCAGCTCCTCCCATACCTGAATGGTTTGAACAATAATAATACATTGATGATGGAGGACCAACTTCTGTTACAACAAACTGTGTGTAAGCTCCAGCATAACCTGGAGTTCCAACATAGGTTACACCTGTTGTATATTCAGTTCCAGAGTTGTGTGTGCCATCAGAGGTTATTGAAAATCTTAAAGGATGGTTTGAGTTCGAAGAATCTGATTGATCAAAACGATAGGTAGCTCCGTAAGCTAAAGGAACAGTAGCTTGTAAAGCTCCGTCTATATAATATCGGTTACCCGATCCAGGGTTAGATACTGTAACAGTAAATGTTGTGTATGACACTAGATCGGGCTCCCATAATTATTAAGCTATTCTTAAAATAGCAGCAGAAGTAGTAAATGCAGGAAACTGAATTGTAAATGTTCCAGATGTTGCAGTTTTATCACTTCCAAAATCTAATACAGCGACTGCATCAGTAGTATTTGAACCACCATCAGTAGTTGTGTTGTAAATTAAAGCGCCTCTTGCAGTAAGAGTTACGTTTTGAAAACTTAGATCAGCAAAATCAGTAATAGCTACTGAAGATGAAACTTTAACACCTTGATTTACTAAGGCAGCTCCACCAGCTGTGTAGTTTGATGAAGTTACTTCATTTGCAGTAATATAGTTTGTTGTTGATTTTCCTAAAGTTGCAGAACTTGTGTACATAGCTAATTTGTAAGTATCAGATGATGTATCAAAGTCGTGCTTTCCTTGGAGTAATTCTTTTTTAAAAGAATCACAGATTGCGTTTGTTGTTATTGCCATAATTATTCTCCTTTAAAAATTATTGGTTTGGAGAAGGAGAAGGTACTACCACTCTAGGCACACCATCATCAAACTCCGCTCGTCTTCTTCTGCCCATTTGTTGTAGAGCAAAATTCTGTACTTCTTCAGTATACTTTGTTTGATATAGATTGTATAGATTGTCTGGTCCTTTTAAAAACCTATATGCTTCTGCTAAAACTCCGTGTAATAGCATAGACTCTTGATAAGTTGATAAGAAAGTATTGTTTGTAGAAGTAAATTGTGGTGGATCAATAATATAATTTATCTGTACCTCTAAGGCTGAACTTGGCACAGGTGCTACTAACAAATTAAAATCATCCCAATTAGCCCAATATTTAGGAGTTCCTGTTGCACCTTCATTATTGTATTCTGATATAAAACTTGTATCTCTTTTCTCTAAAAAAGTTCTGTTTCCACTTCCATCTATTACTTGTACAGATCTGATAATTGTTAAATCAGAAGGTAAAGAAACATAACGATTATTAGCAGTAAAATTAGATGTAGAATATTTTCTTAAATCATCATAATCAACTCTACCCGCAACATCTAATTCAACAGATCTAATAAAGTCTTGAATTATAGCATCAGTTAAAACATTACTACTAACTTCTGTGTAGTTTCGAACCTGTGTTAAAAAATTTGAATGTGTTATAGCCATTATGAAATACTTACCGTTACTGGATTAATTGTTGATATTAATTGTCTTCTTCTATTTTGTAATGAGGGATCTTCTGGAACCATGCTATGTATTGTAGTTGTAATACCATTAGAGGTAACATTAAAATCTTGTGTTCTAAAAGCAAAATCTCCAGGTAATGATAAATTTGCAACTCCTACATGAATACCACCAGAGTCTGAAATTGTTTGATCATTTGAAAATTCTTGAGTTGGTTGTTGGGTTGTCATAGTTCTTGGGTTTCTCAATGCCACTGCATCTGCTTTATGATAAGGTGGATCAAGTTGTGGGTGTTTGGGTTCAAACTCAGATATATGCACTAAAGAACCATTCCATTCTTTAACCATCTCCTTGTAAGGAAATGCTTGTCCAGATCTATCAGAAATAGCTTTTGATCTTTTACCAGTTGCGAAAGACATTATACACCATCTCCAAAATATGTTTGTGGTGAGATATAAACTGAAGTTCTTGAACCGTCTTCGTTTAATGCTCTAAGTAATTCATCTTCATATAATTGTTTTAATAACTGTATTCTATCTGGTGCTCTTTTTTGTGCTAAATAATATGCAAGACCTGAACACATACAAGGCAAAAATCTATAAGCTACATCAGCTGTTTTTGTAAAGCCACCTGCATCTTCTATTCTATTTATTGTATAAAATTTTAATGTTGTATAAGTTGTTGCATCAGGAGCTAAATATAAACTAATTGTGGGTGTTGTTTGTCTATCAACGTAATACTGCGAAGGTTGTCCAGTTTGTAATTTATTTGGAAGTGCGGCATAAGCTGATCTATCAATTTTTGTTAAAGATATATCGTTTGTTGATGAAGCGTTTCCTGCTGCATTTGTAGTTGAGATATATGCTTCAAGTACATCATTTACATCTCCATCTACTGTATAAGTAGCTGTGCCAGCAACTAATGCTTTTTCATTTAGTTCAACTTTCCAAAGGTGTATACCTCTGTTGCCCCACTCTGAAAATAAAAGATTTAAACTTCTTCTTGCACTACGTAAGTCATTTCCACTATTAGTCCGCATACCACATCGTTCGTATGCTTCTTCAATAATGTCATCGATCTGAAGATCGAATGATGTAGTTCCTGACGTAGCCATAATTCATTACATTATGTCTTTGTAATAATCCAAAGACTTTCCTGGTATTAAGTTTTCATCTTGAAGGCCTTCACCTTGAGTTCTGGCTGCACCATAACCTTTAGCCATATCACCTTTGTAAGCTTTCATCATCTTCCCTGATTTAGCTTGCATCATTTTAAAATCTTCACCAGATATTTTACCATCTTTGTTTTTATCTAATTTTTTTTGATTGCCTTTTAATGCCATAATTTTCTCCTAAAATATTATACGTCTATCATAC